CAGACGCTTAAATTTATGGACGCCGACGTCGTATTCGACGGCGGCTTCCAAGGTGTCGCGGGCGGCTCGGGGACGACGATCGGGGGTGGGATTACCTGGGCGACCCCAAGTGGTGCTCCGTCCAATCATATGTATTTCCTCAACACCGACTATATATTCCTGCGTCCGCACCGTGAACGGAACATGGTTCCGCTCAATCCAGACCGGTTTACGGTCAACCAAGACGCAATGGTAAAGTTGGTGGGGTGGGCCGGCAACATGACGATGAGCAACGCGTTCTTGCAAGGCGTGCTCATCAATTAGCCGGCTGTCGTGCTAACTCTTAGAGCGGAGTGAGAAATGTCTTGGGCAATACAAGATGACCTGATCGGCATGCCGCCGATCACGACTGTCGATGCCGCGCCGCGGATGCCGCCCGGCATGATTGCGCACGCCGTCGATCCGGTGCTCGGCGGGGGCGAGTTTCTCTACCTCCCGGGGGTGGTCAATACCGTTGTCGGGTCGCTGGTGACTTACAACCAGGTGACGCCATCGACCACGCTGGCGGCGACCGGGGCGCAAAACGGCAACCCGGTGGCGGTTGCTATGGCCGCGGTCGGAGCCGGGCAGTGGGGCTGGTTTCAAATCACCGGTCAGGCCAGGATCGCCAAGACCGGGGTGGCGATCTCGCTGGGAGCGGCACTGGGGGTCAGCGCCACCGGTGGCCAGGTCGCGGCGGCCGGCACGCCTGGTGCCGCCGGCTCGCTCGATGCTGCACTCTGCTCGGCTGCGGCACTGGCGGGCGATGCCACGGTATCGGCGCAGATCTCGCGCCCGGCGCTCAACTAAAGGCGGCCGACATGCCTGCGACGATGCATGATCTTGTCGGCGTCAAGATGGCGCCGGCAATGGCGAGACTGCTCGGCACCGACGGTGCCAACGGTGCCCCGGCGCGGATGCTGCAGCATGTCGGAATGCCCTCGCAGCTGGCGCGGCTGCTCGGCACCGATATGCCGGGCGGCGGCACCAGCGTGCCGATGAAGCAGCTGTGCAATCAAGGCATGCCGTGGGCGCAAGCGCAGCGTTTGGGGGTGTAGATGGCGACTAAACGCGAGGTGATGCTTGGCGGGATCCCCGCCAAGCTCGCCCACATGCTGGCGTCCGATCAGATCTCCCTTGCCGAGCTTCCTCTGGTGGCCGGCGGCCCCGATCAGGCGAGTGCGCCGCTGCTCGAGAAAAACATCGCATATGTGACGATGACCGCCCCGGGACAGGCGGTGCGGCTGCGGCCGGCGACCGGGCAATACCTGCACTTTGTGCGCAACGGCAGCAGTGCCTTTGGGCCGCTAACCGTATGGGCGGACAGCGACGAGAACTTCAATCTGCATGCGCCGGGGGAGACCTGGGGCATTGCACCCGGCGGCAACGCGATCTTTATTCCGTCACGCCGGCAATGGGCGGCGATCTCCGGGCTCAACGACTCGGCGGCCGGGCAGAGCCTGGTCGGCCCGGTCGGCATCGGCATGCACGCGCCGGCCGACGCCACGGCGGGCGACATGTTTATCGGCGAGGTGCTGTGCATAGCACTCGGACTGCGCGGGGTGCAGGCACCGCCGGCCACCGGGCGGCTGTGCTTTAACGCCTATTTCGACGCAAACGGGGTGTGGCGTTATCTGGCCAACGGGCCGGCGATGCAGTTGCGCTTTGATGGCAACTCGGGGGCGCTCGCGTTCCACACCGTGCCCTCGGGGACGGCCGACTCGCCGATCGGCGCGTGGGACCCGACACCGCCCTCGACACCGGTCGTCTCGATCGGTCCGACAGCGATGAGCCTCGGGGCGGTGGCACCCCTGGATGCCGCGCAGAGCTCGTTTTTCGCCAATTACATCTGCGTGCCGTGGTCGGCCGGGGTCGGCGGCAACCTGGCGGCCAGGATCAATCTCAACTGCTACTTCGATCAGTCGCTGGCGCTGCGCTATGCGGCCGCCGGGCCCGCTTATCGCATCGTCTTTCCGTCGACCGCGGCCGGCACCCCGGGGATGCATGTGCGCAGCGTGCCGGCTGGTGCGACCGACGCGGTGTTGCCGGCGATGACCGAGTTCTTTGCCGCGCTCGCGGCGGATCAGCTGGCGAGCGGGCAGACCAACATCATGCTGACCACCAACGAGGCCGGCACGGTGACCTATCAGCAGGTTCTCGTCGGCACGCCGCTGGCGGCCGCCGCCGATGGTATGCCGGTCGGCGCCCGTCCCCTCTACGTCATGACTTAGAGCTTAACCGCCAGGGCCGCTCCCTGCCGGCGACGAGGGAGGTCGCCCCTCCCCAGGCGTGTTTTCCCGAGCGACGGAGTGTCGGGGAAAAACCCTAATCGAGGAGGACATCATGCAGGGGTATTCCCGGACCTACGACGGTCCGGCGCGGTCGACGCGCGCCGAATTTTACAGCGACGCCGAACGCGACGGCTTTGCCAGCGCCCAGGCCGGACGCGACATCTTTCGCGACGTCGACCTGGTCAAGATCTTTATCCCGGGCTCCGGGACGATCCTGGTCGAGCGGGTCAACGAAGGGCATGTCGAGCGCTGGCCCGACGAATTCCGCGCCTTCAAAGCCGGCAAGGAGGCGCCGCTCACCGGCACGCCGCTGACGGAATGGCCGCTCCTCAAGCGGGCGCAGATCGCCGAGCTCAATTACCGCAACATCCGCACGGTCGAGGACATCGCGCTGTTGTCGGATCTGGCGGTGCAAAATCTCGGCATGGGCGGGGTGATGCTGCGATCCCGCGCCCGGGCGTTTCTCGACGATGCCGAGCACGAGGCGCTGGCGACCAAACTGGTCACCGAGAACGACAATCTGCGGATGCGGATCTCGACCCTGGAGAACCAGGTCGAGCAGCTCGGCCAGCAATTGCTGCAGACCACCCGGGCGATCGAGTTTCAGCGCACCCAGCCGATGCTGCCGACCTATATCCCGGAGTTGCACGACCCGATCGAGGCGGCCAAGCAGCAGCGGTTCAACAATCCGGTACAGATGACCTCCGCACTCGATGCCTTTGCCGATATGCCGGAGCGGCCGTTGCGCATGCCGCGCGCCGCGGGGGCGGTGATGCCCGAGGAGATCGCGCCGGCAGCGCCGGCTCATGAGCAGCAAGCAGAGGCCTGAGCGGGGCTAGCCGATGCCGCAGGACGATACCTGGTATCCGCCGAGCGCGATCAAGCCGCTCGCGGTCCAGGCTTATGACGCGCCGCGGTCCGGGACCGGCGACAATACGTGGTATCCGCCGAGCCCGTCGAACCCGCTGCCGGTGACGATCATCGGTTCGACGCCGATGTTCCCGGAGCCGCCGGACAACCAGCTCTACGGCCGGCGCGGTCCGTCCGGGTCCGGGCAATGGACCTTGATCGCGGCGACCGCCGGGCCGCCCGAGGCGCCGACCGACGGCGCCATCTACGGCCGCGGCCATGTCGGTGCAGCCCAGGCCTGGGCCGCGGTGGTGCCGCTGACCGGGGCGGTGATGACCGGCGTCTTGACCCTCAACGGCGACCCGCCGAGCGGACAGCCCAATGCCGCGGCAACAAAAAACTACGTCGACAATGTCGGGGCGACCGCCAACAACGCGGTGCGCCGTGCCGGCGACACGATGACCGGCATCTTGACCCTCTACGTCGATCCGCCGACCGGGCAGCCGATGGCGGCGGCGACCAAGGGCTATGTCGACAATGTCGGGACGGTAGCCAACGCCGCGGTGCGCCGAGCCGGCGATACGATGACCGGGTTGCTGCTGCTCAGCGCCGACCCGACGGTGGCCTTGGGCGCTGTCACCAAGCAATACGCCGACGCGATCGGCACCACCGCGAGTGCCGCGGTCCGCCGCTCCGGCGATACGATGACCGGGCTCCTCGTGCTCAGCGCCGATCCGACGGCGGTGCTTGGTGCGGTGACCAAGCAATATGCCGACGCGATCGGCGCCACCGCGAGTGCCGCGGTCCGCCGCGCCGGCGATACGATGACCGGGTTGCTGGTGTTGAGCGCCGACCCGACCGCGGCGCTGGGGGCGGTGACCAAGCAGTATGCCGACGCCATCATGGCGGTCGCCCAGAGCGGGGTCGATATTGCCGGCGATACGATGACCGGACCGCTGATCCTGTCGGGTGATCCGACGGTGGCGCTCGGTGCCGCGACCCGGCAATTCGTCACCAACGGCTATCTGCCATTGGTCGGCGGGACGATTGCGGGGACGCCGGGCTCGCTGGTGATCGGCACTCCGCCGGCCGGCGGTCTGGGGCCCGGCACGCTCAACATGAGCGGCTTGCTGCGGATCAACCTCAACACCGCGCCGCCGAATACCCCGCCCACCAACACGATATTGCATTTGGCGCACGTCAACGGGACCGGGCCGCGGGCGATCCTCGATGGCTATGCCGCGCAGGGCAACCTGACGATCCGCCGGGCGAACGGGACCGCGGCATTGCCCAGCGGGCTCGCCGCGCAAGACCCGATCGGCCAGCTCGCATTTCAAGGCTACGGGGCCACCGCCTATTCGGCGGCCTTTCGCGCGGCGATCCAAGGTCGCGCGGCGGAAACCTGGGACGACGCGCACCAGGGGACCGTGCTCAATTTTGTGACGACGCCGATCGGCAGCAGTACCTCTGCGCAGGTAATGACCCTGGGGCAGGGCATCTTGCTCGGGACCACGCCGCCGCCCGACGGAGACCTCGGGCCCGGGACCCTCAATGCCAGCGGCATGGTGCAGGTCAACCTCAATGCGGTGGCGGCGCTGCCGAACACCAACACGCTGGTGCACTTGAACGGCGCCGACAATCTGCCGGCGCGGCTGACGATCGACGCCAATGCCGGGAACCCGTCCATCATCTTTCGCCGCAATACGGGCACCGGGCTCGCGCCGGCGCCGCCGACAATCGGCCAAAACCTCGGGGCATTGAATTTCCAGGGCTGGGTCACCGGCGGCTTTACTCAAGTCGCCGCCGCGATCAACGGGAACGCCAGCGAGAACTGGAGCGCGACGAACAACGGGACGCAGATCGTCTTTCAGACGACGCCCGCAGGTCAGACCGCCGTCGCCGGCATCGCGACCCGGGTGGCGATCGGTCAGGGTCTGGTCGTCGGGGCACCGCCCGACGGCGATCTCGGGCCCGGGACGTACAATGGATCGGGTTTGCTGGACGTCAACATGAACGCCACCAGCGCGCCGTCGCCCCCCGTCGGCGCCGGAATAAGGCTGGTCGGCGGCGACGCGGCTTCGGCGCGCTATGTGCTCGATGCTTTTGGCATCACGGGTCAATTCCGTTTCCACCGCACCGACGGCACCAATAATCTGCCGAGCGGGGTGGTCAGCGGTGATGGGCTGGGCACTGTTGCGTGGTTCGGCTATGTGCCAGGCACCCCGGGGAGCATGTCGGGAAACCGAGCCTTGATCGGTGCGGTCGCGGCTGAAACCTACGGGGCGACGAACCAGGGCACCAACCTGCAATTTTCCACGACACCGCTCGGCGGCACCGTGCCGACGACCGGAACCATGCTGCTCGACGGCGCCGGCAATCTGACAATCTTGGGGGCGACGGCGACCAAGCCTGGCGGCGGCAGTTGGGCCGCGCCCTCGAGCCTGGCGGTCAAGCGCAACATCGAGAGCTATACTCGGGGGCTCGACGAGCTCCGCCAGCTCCAGCCGATCAGCTATGAGTACAACGGCGAGGGCGGCACCATAGTCGACGGCCGGCGCTATGTCGGGCTGGCGGCCGAGGCGGTGGCGCCGCTGATGCCCGAGCTGGTGCGCGATGACATCATCCGCCGCTATCGCGCCAAGGACGAAGACGGCGAGCTCGATGTCGCCGAGCATCGGACCATTTTGCTCGATCCGAGTGCCCTGACTTACACGTTGATCAACGGGGTGTGTGAGCTCGATCGGCGCCTGGCCGAGCTCGAGGCGGCGGTTGCCTTGTTCTCTCGAGCATCGGGGAGCGGCTGAATGGCACGTAAGATCGAATTGCGCACCACCACCATGCTGGTCAAAAACGACGCCGGCGGCCCGGTCGTGCTCAAGTGGGGCGAGATGATGATGACCGTGCTGCGCACCGCACCGCAGGGCGGCGTCAATCTCGATCAGATGGTGCGCACGGTCGAGGCGATGCGGCCGATCACCAAGGCGCTCGACGAAGCGGCCGATTGCGTGACCTTGACCGACGAGCAATACCGCACCCTGCGCGAACGCCTCGATCAGCACAATTTCGGGATCTCCGACCCGGCGATCGTCGAATTCGGCCTGGCGATCCGTAATGCTTCCGAGATCACCTGATGGCGAGGCCTTTGATGCTAGTCGTGCAAATCCTCTTCTGGGTGCTGCTGATCCTGTGTTTTATCGTCGGGCCGCCATGGGGTGCCTGGGGTCAGCACGCGCCAAATTGGTCGCCGCACATCGTCTATCTCGTGCTGTTCATTTGTCTCGGGCTCGCGGTCTTCAGCGGGGGTGTTCTGGTCCGCTGAGCCTCTAGGAAGGCCGCTGGTGAGCAAGTCGCGGCGGCGGGTAATCACGCGGGCGATCCAGCCGGCGTGTACGGGCGCCCCGGAAATCGGGTGCCACGTCGAAAATTTCGGCGAAGAAAGTGTTTCACGTGAAACAGAGAGGAGGATCTCCATGCAAACCGTCCGCTTTTTTGAGGATCGCAACGGCCCTGGCGGGGCCCGCCGGCTGATGATCGGGATCGCCAGCTGCGACGAGGCCTGGGCGGTCGACGGCGGCCGCCGCGAGGCGGTCAAGGTGGCGACCACCGAGGACGCCCAGGATTATGCCGCGGCCTATGCCGCCTATTACGAGAGTTTCGCCGCGGCCGGGGCAGCGCATGGCGAGGCGGTCGCACCGGAGCATGCCGGGGTGGGTTCCTCGCGCGATGGCTGAGGCCGAGGTCGACCGGCTGCTGGCCGAGCTCGTCGAGGCGAGCCTCGCCTGCCCCCGCTCGAGGCGCGCGCGGCTGGCGGTGACCGCCGACGAATATCTACTCGTCCGCCAGCATCTGCTCGAGCGCGACGGGCGGTTTTACGGCCGGGTGCGCAACATCCCGTTGGTGGTCGCCGATGACGCGGCTAAACCGCGATTTGTGATGGAGGCAGCCGATGCCTGACAGCCAAGCGAAGACCACAGCCGGCAAGCAGCGCTTTGTGTCGAAGGCGATGGGTGAGTTCAAGTCGGGCGAGATGAAGAGCTCGTCCGGGCAGAAAGTGACCGATCCCAAGCAGGCGATCGCCATCGCGCTCAATCAAACCGGCCAGTCGAAGCCAAAACGCAACGGGAACGGCGGCCCGAAACGTAACGGGAATTCGGGAAAAGGCGGCTCCTCCAATGCGAATTCGCGGATCGCCGGGAGGCTGACCGACCGCCTGGCGGCGCACGACCGATGAGCCGATCGGTGCGGGGCATCCTGGCCGAGGCGGTCCGCTGGTATGACGCCGCGGCCTTTGTCTTCAAGAGCGCCGGCATGGAGCTCAAAGAGCCACCGGCGTGGGTTGTCGCGGCCCGAAAAGTGGGGGTGCCAAATGACGATTGTGGCCTATCGCGAGGGAGTGCTGGCGACCGACAGCCAGGCGACCAACCATGACGGGCTGATCTCCGGCGCGGTGCGCAAGATCTGGGTGCGCATGGATGGTGCGCTGTGCAGTGCGGCCGGCGGCACCGGCGATATGGGCAGCTTTGCCGCCTGGTTTCTCGCGGACAGCAAAGAGCAAGGGCGCTGGCGCGGCCGCAGCAAAGAGCACGGGTTTTCCGGGATTATTGTCGAGCCCGACGGTCAGGTCACCCTCTACGACATCGACGGGCAGCCCTACCGCATGGATGCGCCGTTTTATGCCCGCGGGGTCGGGTCGGAATTGGCGATCGGCGCCATGGCGATGGGGGCGACGGCCGAGCAGGCGGTCGAGATCGCCTGCCGCTATTCGACCTATTGCGGCGGTCCGGTGCAGGTCGAGCGCCTGCCGCAGGCCTGTCTCGATACCCGGCGCGGAGGCAAGTGATGTCGCTGCAGACGATCTGCGTCAACGTCGCCCAGGACCTCGGCATCGACGAGCCGACGCCGCCGATTTTTGGCTCGCGATTGCCGGCCGCCAAACGCCTGGTCGCCCAAGCCCGCCGGGCGTTGCGGTCACTCAGCTGGCGGGCGAGCTGGGCGAACCTCGTCATCGAGCACGAGTTCACCGCCAGCGGGGTCAGCGATTATCCGCTGCCGGCGGATTTTCTAAAGGTCATCAACGATACGGTGTGGGAGCGCACCCGTTACTGGGCGATGCGAGGGGCATTGTCGCCACAGACCTGGCAGCGCTATCGCAGCTCGATCTACGGCCGGGCGACGATCTGGCGGCGCTGGCGCATTCGCGTGCCGTCGGGCGAGAATGTCGGCTCACCGGCGATGTTCTCGATCGATCCCTTGGTCGCGGCGACCGATCACACCAGTCAGTTCGTCTTCGAATACCAGTCGAGCTGGACGGTCCAACACGCCGACGGGACGATGTCGGCGGACTGGAGCGCCGACACCGACACTTCGATCCTCAGCGAGTTCTTGATCGAGCTCGGGACCCGCTGGCGGATGCTGCGCCGGCTGGGTCTGGCCTATGACGACGAGCGCGACGAATACGAGCGCGAGGTCGACAAGGCGGTCGCGAGAAGCGGCGGGATGATGACGCTCAATCTGGTGCCGTATCAGCGCGAGGATTTTATCGGCCAATATTCGCTCGGCGCTTTCCCGCCGGTCGGCACGCCGCCGGTGGCCGCGGGGCCGGCGATGATGCCGCCGCCGCCATTGCCGCCCGAGATCGCCCGGCTGATCGCCCCGATGGAACGCCCGGACTGGCTGCCGCCGTCCGACCTCAGTCGGCCGCCGCCAATGCCGCCGCGGCCGCCGATGCGACCCGCGCCGAGTGCGGCGGAGCTGTTGGCGCGCGCCCCGCCGCGGCCGGTGATCGAGGCGCCGCCGGTGCGCCGTCTGCGCTGGCGGCACCAGGCGGCACTGACCCAGCCGATACCGGCATCGGTGACCGCGCCGTTGGCGGCGCCAACCGCGCCGCTCGATCCCGAGCTCGCCGCACGCCAGCCCGGCATACCCTATCCGCCGGCCGATCTGTCGCGCCAGATATGGTCGCCCGCACCGCCGGCGCGCCGCGAATACCTGGACGGCGGTCCGGGTGATCCGTTGGCGCCAAAGCCGCCAGAGCCGCAACTGCCGCCGGGGACGTGAAACCATGGCGATGGGACAGCGCCAGGCCGCCTTACTGCAGCAGGCTGCGAGCCCGGCGATCATCCAGCCGATCCCGGTGCCGGCGCCGGTCAAGGGGTGGAACACCAGGGACCCATTCGAAAACATGGACCCGCAAGACGCGGTGACCATGGACAACATGCAGCCCGACTATGGCGGGGTGATCCCGCGCGAGGGTTCGCAGATCTATGACCAGCACGCCAGTGTGCCGTCGAGCCCGGTCAGCAGCCTCCTGGTATGGCGCAGCGGCAACCAGACGCAGTTGCTCGCCGCCGGCGCCGACCGGATCTGGCAGGTCGGGCAAGCCGCCGATCTCGGTACCGGATTTGGCAGCGCCTGGTGGTCCGGGGTGATGTTCAACGGCAAGCTGTTTCTGGCCAATGGGCGCGACCCGCTGCAGGTCTATGATGGCACGACACTAGCGCCGGCCGCCTTTGCCGTCGACCCGAGCCCGCCGGCCGGTTCGGCGATCTATCCGCCCTTTGATCTGTCGACGATCATCGGCCTCGCGGTCGCGCACAATCTGCTGTTCATGTGGGACGGGCATTCGCCGGGATTTTGGTACAGCTCGGTGCCCTATGCGGTCACCGGTGCGGTCATGCACTGGTTTCCGTTCGACATGGTGACCCCGGATGGCGCCAATCTGGTCGGAGTTCAGACCCTGACCTATGACGGCGGCCAAGGGGTCATGAGCTATACCTGCTTTTTTCTGTCGTCTGCCGAGATGCTGCTTTATGTCGGCACGAACCCCGACATCCCGCTGTCGTCGAGCACCACCGGCTGGTCATTGCAGGGGATCTATACGGTGGCGCAGCCGGCCTTTGGCGAGAGCGCGCTGCCGCGGGCGATGTGCCGCTATGGCGGCGACGTCTACATGATATCGAGCACCGACTATGTGAAACTGTCGCAGATCATCGCCGGGCTAAAGGAAGGCGTCGTCCCGCCGCGCTCAAAGGCCTCGGGGGCTTGTCTGGCGGCGACCTCGCAGGGTCGGACCTTGGATGGCTGGCAGATCGTCTACTGGGGAGGCGGCAGGCGCCTCATCGTCAATGTGCCGCTGGTGGCGCCCGACCCGGCCTATCACAATTCGAATTTCGAGCAGCACGTCTACAACACGGGTTTGGACGCGTGGTGCCGCTATCGCGGGCTCAACGCTTATTGCTGGGCGACCTGGGACGATCAGATCTTTTTTGGCACGGTCAACGGCATCGTCAAGCAGTTCGGCACGGCGACCGGCGACGAGCAGCCCGACACCAGCCAGCTCCCGGTCGATGCCTTTACCCTGCAGGCCTGGGGATTGATGAGCACCGCCCACAACAAACAGGTCGTCGCGGTCAAGCCGGTGATCCGCTCGGCCGCGGCGGTCTACTACGAATTTGGCATCGGCTTCGACTACAATGTCCCGGACACGCCGATCGCGGTGCAGCACTTTGGCTCGCGCACGCCGTGGAACACGACGCCCTGGGGCACACCCTGGGAGCGGCCGACCGAAACAGACAGTCTGTGGTACGTCGCTGGTGGCGATGGTGCGGCGATCAGTATCGGCATGCATTTGCTGACCAATAACGAAGACACCTGGGTGTGGTCGCGGACTGACTATCGCGTCAATCAATCGACCGCTTTGTAAGCCACCCCGATGCGCGCCCAGCCGACGAGGGTCATCGTCGGCTGGGATGTCGCGGTTGCCGAATGGGTGCGCCAGCGGGTCAGCCCGCCGGTCGAGACCTGGGGTCCGTGCTGGGCGATCGGTATTACCCGCGGCGACGAGCTGATCGCCGGCGTCGTCTACAATCTCTACCGGCACCCGATGATCGAGGCCTCGATCGCTTCGACTGACAGCAGCTGGTGCTCACGCCGCAATCTGGCGGCGATCTTCGCCTTCCCGTTTTGTCAGCTCGGCTGCACCCGCATGGGTGCCTCGACTGACGCCGAGAACCTCGAGGTCAGGGGATTCCTCGAGCGTCTCGGCTTTCGCCGGGAAGGCCTTCTGAAATCTGCATTCCCGGGGCGTCGCGATGCCGTGCTCTACGGCATGACGCCCGAGGAATGCCGCTGGCTAAGGAACCCGGGGGAATGGCCAAAGGCGGCGGAAGCAGCGGCGGCGGCGGTGGTAGCACCCAGCCCGCAGTAGATCCGTTTGCGCTGGGGCAAGCGCAACAACGGACGAATATCGCCACCGCGCAAAACCAAGCGCAGCTCAACAATATCAACACCTTTTCGCCGTTCGGCTCGTCGGTCTATACGCCGAGCATCGACCCGAACACCGGACTGCCGTCCTCGTTCAAGGTCGATCAGCGCCTCAGCGACCCGCTGCAGCAGCTGTTCAACACCCAGACCGGGCTGACCCAGCGGCTGGTCGATCAGGGCTTTGGCCAGCTGCTGCCGCAGGGGATGAACCTCACCGGCATGGCGATGGACCCGCTGCAGCGGGCCGCGACCATGACCGGGGGGCTGCCGACAGGGCTCGATCTCTCCAACGTCCAGCCGGTCGCCAATCTGACGCCGGGCGCGTTTCAGACCGCTGTCACGGCCGGCGCGGGCGGCCAACCCCTGCCGGGGGTGCAGACCGCAGCCGGCACCGGCCAACCGGTGCAAACCTCGGTCTCCAGCAATTTCCCGACCCTGATCAAGCAAGCGCAAGACGCCGCCTACCAGCAGCAGACCCAGTATCTCGACCCGCAGTTCTCACAAGGTCGTCAGCAGCTGACCCAGCAGCTCGCCGATCAAGGTCTGCAGCCCGGCACCGAGGCCTATGACCGGGCGATGGGCGATTTTAATCGCCAGCAGCAGATGGCCTACCAGTCGGCGCAGACCTCCGCTGTGCAAGCCGGGAACGCTCAGGAACAAAGTCTCTTCGGCCAGTCGCTCGGCGCCGGGCAGTTTGCCAACGCGGCGCAAGGGCAAATGTTTGGCCAGGCGCTGCAGGGCGGTGAATTCGCCAACCAGGCGCAGCAGCAGATGTTTGGCCAGGGCTTCAACCAGGCCAATCTCTACAACCAGGCGGTCTTGGGGAGCGCCAACCAAAATCTGCAGGCGATGCAGGGCAACCTGGCGCGCTCGCAAGCGATGTTCGGCGCCCCGTTCACCGCGGCCAATGCGCAGCTCGGGATCGGCCAGGGGCTTTTTGGCGCCGGCATGGGAACCATCCCGACGGTCTCCGGGCTCACCGGGATCGCGCCGACCTGGCCGCTCTCGATCCCGACCATGGGTGGTCAGCAGACCGTCGTGCCGCCGACCAACCTGGCGGCGGGTGTCCAGGCTGCGACCGGGGCAAACCAGGCCGCCTACGGCCAAGGCCAGCAAAACCTCTCGAACCTACTCGGTTTTGCCAATACCGGCTCGCAGGCGCTCACCGGGCAGAGCCTCGGCGGGATGCTGGGCGGCAGCCAGGGATTGTTTGGCGGCGGCGGGCTCTTGGGGTCGCTGTTCAGCGGTGGCAGCGCGCTGACACCCGAGGCAGCGGGGGCCGCATCAGGCTTTGGCAGTGCCTTTGGCGCCGGCGCGCTCGATCTCGGGATGTTATTCTAAAGGGGGGAGCGGATGCCCAGTCTGGTGGATTTTCTTGCCGGCGGCGCGCCGACCGCGGCCGACGAGACCACGGGGGCGATCGCCGGCTCGTTGGCCAGCGACCCGTCACGGCTTGCCTACAGCTCGGGCCCGGTCGGCCAGGCGCTGGGACAAATCAGCGGCGGGTTCTATCAGGCGCAGGCGCGCGATGCCGCCCAGCGCATCGCCGATGCGCACGCCGCGGCGATGCCGTCATTGCTCAACGCCTACCAGAGCGACAATCCATGGCAGGCGATCACCAACGATCCGAACGCGCCGCCCTACGCCAAATGGATGATCGGCCAACAAACGCCACAGCAGGTTGCCCAAACCAAGGAAGGGCTCGCCGGCGCGGCACTGAAGCGCGCCGAGCTCCCGCAAGTCACGGCGAAGAGCAGCATCTGGCAACAGGAGGCTGGCGCGGCTGGGGCGCCGACGCCGGCTGGTGGTCCAGGCGGCGGTGCGCCGGGGACCTCAGCGGGTCCGGCGCCGGTGGCCGGGCCGCAGCCGCTCTCAGCCGCAGCGCAAGCTGCACTGGCGATGCCGCCCGGACCGGCGAAATTAGCGGCGCTGCAGGCCTTACCGCCGGCCGAACAGGCGATCATCCGGGGACGGGCGCGCCGACCGGCTGGGGTCGCAAGCCCTGGTGGCGGGCCGGCGCCGTCTTCAGGGCCGGCGCCGATAGCAGCTCCGCCGGTGGCCGCGCCAACGCCCGCGATGCCAGCCGCGCCGTTTGGTGGCACTTCGATCTGAGCGAGGCAGAGCATGCCCGAGGCAGCAACCAGCGGCGACGACGTCCTCGATCAGATCGCCAGCGGGGCGATGACCGTCGCGCCGATGGCGCATGCCCCGCTCGGCGCAGTGATCCCTTACACGCCTTCGGATAACTTCACGGCGACGACCGGGATCACGCCGGATCAATACGACATCTTTCGCGGCTATTTGGCCAAGCGCGAAAGCCAGAGCTATGGCGAACCGCCGATGGCCACTGGCAGCGCCACGACCCCGACGGTCAGCGGCCGCTATCAGATGGGGCCCGGCGAGATCACCGCCGCCTCGGCCCGGCTCGGCATCCCCAATCCGACAACCAATCAGTTTCTCGCCGACCCGGAACTGCAAGAACGCCTCTTCGAGAACTACACGCTGGACCACCACAACAGCCTGATGAAGAACCCGCAATATGCCAACGGCGACGCCAACACCCGCATGGCATTGCTCGCCGGCGCGCATCTTGGTGGCCCCGGCGCGATTGGCGCGTGGCAGCGCGGAGAAGACCGCTACGATCTGCTGCCGTCCGGGAAGCCTGGCACCCATGTCAGCAATTACATCAACGGTATGTACGGCGCACTGACCGGCGAAGGCGGTCTGCCGCCAGGCGGCGGCGGACAGCCGGGTGACGGACTGATGCAGCTGGCCGCGGCGGCCGGACCCCCCGGACCCGGCCGAGCCGCGCCGACATCCGCGGCCGCTTCATTCGCCGGCGGCGATCCGCTCGAGGCGGTCGCCAGCGGTCAAGCCTATGTCGGCTTGCCGGCGGGTATGACGCCGGCGCAGGCAAACCCGTCGATGGTGACCTCGGACCCAGAGACGCTCGGCATCCCTAAGGGCTCGACGCCGCTGCTCGATCAGCAGCAATTGCAGGCGAAAGCTCAACGGTATGCGCTTCTCGGCATGGAGACCGGGCCGATCATGTCGCAACTGCATCAAATGCAGCAAGGCTACCAGCTCTACCAGATGCCCGACGGGACACAAGACTGGAAGCCGCAGCCGGGCGGCCTCGCCGATCCCAAACGCAAGGAATATGACGAGTTGCTATCTGCTCATGCAGCGAGCACCGGGCGGGTCGTTCACACCTTTATGAACACGCCTCACGGGCAATACCCGATCGATGTCCCCGAGGACCAATTTCTCGAATTGCAGCGCAAATTTCCGACATTGCAGGCGCCGGGTGGGGCGCCGTTTACGGGCGGGACGCCGTTCCCGGTTGGCGCGACGTCGCCGACGATCGGTGCCGGCGCGCCTGGTGCGCCCGGTCCCGCTGTGCCGCCGGCAGCGCCTGGTGCGCCCGGTCCCGCTGTGCCGCCGGCAGCGCCTGGTGTGCCTGGTGCGCCGGCGATTGCGCCACCCGGTCCGGGTGTTGCGACACCCCCGGTTGCTGGTGCGCCCGGCGCGCCACCAGCTATGCCCGGGATGCCTGGCATCGATCGTTCGGGTGCCTCGGGTCCAACGGTGATCACACCGCCGCCGGTAACGCCGGCGCCGCAGGGATATATGGGGCAGCGCGTGTATCCGCCCGGCGGAGAGGATGCGATCCGGGGTCAAATGGACAGCGATCAGAAAACCGTCGACGCTCTAGGCCAGCAGGCGACGGCCGCGCAGAAGCTGCAATCCACTACGCAGGCGACCCTTGGTCTGCTCGATGGGGTCACCACCGGCAAGCTTGGCGAGCTGGCAGGCAATGTCTCGGGCTGGCTCAAAGCGCTCGGGATGCCCGATGATCTGGCCCAGAAAATCACCGGGTCCACGGCGCCCAATCGCGACATCCTGATCAAGAACTTGCTGCAGCAGGCGGCCACGCAGATGGCCGGATCAGGGCAGGGGGTCGGTCTGTTCACCGAGTTTCTCGGCGCCTTGCCGTCGATCGAAACCTCGAAAGACGCGATCAAGATGTTCGAGAACATGATCAACATGCAGGCGCAGCGAACGATAGACAATGCCAATCAGGCGACGGATTACCACGCAAAAACGTCCAATGATTACGCTTATGGCCGGGCTCAAGAATACTACCCGTTGAGTACGTTCCAGCGCCAGTTCGACAAAGAAAATCCCGAGACCAATTACTATCACGCGGCGCAAATGATGAGCCCGGCCTTTGCCAAGGAGGGGTACCAAGCTGCGGCCGATACCGGTACCACCGACCAGGTCCTAAAGCTGATTCCGAAGGGTGCGACCTTTACCGATGCAAACGGCACGGCGATGCGGCGCAACGCCAAGGGCGACATTGTTCCGGTTCAGCCGGCGGCTCGCGCACCTGCTCCTGCGCCCGGCCCTGCCCCGGCGCCAGCTCCCGGCGGAGCACAGGCGGCGCCGACGCCCGGCGGGCCATTGGCCGTACCCGGGTTGCCCGGCTCTTCGGCGACTGCGCCGATCCCGCCGCCACCTGGCGGCATATCGCCGTCGACCATCCAGACCTGGAAAGACAGCGGCATATCGGATGAGGCTATCGCCCGCATCCTGGGGGCTCCATCAGCGCCGGCCCCGTCGCTCCCAGTGCGAGGGTTCGAGCGCGATCCCGTCACCAAAAAACTGGTCCCGGTGAGATAGATGCCTCGCGTTCAAGGCTACGATTTCCCTGACGATGCGACACAAGACGAAATCAACGAAGCGCTGCGCCAATACGCCCCAGCGCCAGCTGCCGCGCCGGCCGCCGATCCCGGCACCGCCGCCTTGGCCACCGCCGGCCGGCCTTACGGCCAGGGGGCGGCCGAAAGCTACAACCGCGGCTGGACCTATGGGCTCAGCGACGTGCTGGGGGCGGCGGGCTCGGCGACCGGGGTCAATCTCGATTACCCCTCACCCGCCGGGGCGACTTGGGGTGAGCGCTATCAGCAGGCGCTGCGCCAGCGCCAGGAGGCCGCCAAGCAGTATGCGACCGACTATCCGGCCCGCAACCTCGCCGCCGAAGGTGCCGGCATGGTCACCCCGCTGATGGCGGCACCGGCGAGTGCCGGCGCCGGGCTCGTCTCGAGGATTGCTCGAAACCTCGGCCTCGGGACGCTCGCCGGTGCCGCTGAAGCGACCCCGCGCGCGACCCAGGAACCAGGCATGCGCGAGGCGCTGACCGATATCGGCGCCGGGGCGGCACTTGGTGGGGCCACCGGCGGAGGAATTGGCGCAGCCACTGCGCCAGCTGTCACCAAGCCACTCGTCGGAGCATTGGCGCGCGGCATCGCACCCGGTATCGGCGGCCTGGTCGGCGGTCCCTTTGGTGCGATCCTCGGGAAGGAGATCCTTGACCCGATGACCAAAAACATCGGGCCGTGGCTGCAGGGCTGGGTCCCGCCAGCGGCGGGCGCGGCCGGCGGGCGGCTGTCGCCGCTTCTCGGGATCATGGCGGCGCGCAACGCCCTCGGTGGTCCGCCACCAGGAGGGCAATAAAATGGGTGGTCGAGCAGATTATCTCCGCGCGCAAGCGGGTCTACCACCGTTGGGGATATCACCCGGGGCCGACGGTGCGCCGACTGAGTCGCCCGGTCCGGCGCCCGCTATGCCAAGCCCTTTCGGCCAATATGATCCGCAGAACCCCTGGCAACGGCTACTGCGGGGAGAAATATCGCCCTCCGATATGCCGCCGGCCCTTGCGGCGCTGGCGACCGCCCGGCCCTCTCAGGCTCTGGGCAGGGCGCGGGCATCTGTCGGGCCACCACCGCCGCCTCCTGGCGCGGCTTATATGGGCCAGCCCGACTCAACCGGCTCCTACTCGGGGACGGGGCCAAACGGCGAGTTTCTCCATGTCACGCCGGGCGACACACCGGGTCACTTTACGGCGATGGGCCCAAATGGCCTCACTTATATCAGGCCGGGCGGCCAAACCGGCCAATACACGGCGACGGGCCCGGAAGGGCTGACCCAGTACCAGCTAGATGAAAGCGGCGGCGGATACACCGCAACCGGCCCCAACGGCATTACCCGATACTCGTCTGATGGCACCGGGGGGTGGACGAAGATGCAATAAAAACCGGCCCTGAAGGGCCGGCTAAAGATTTTCAGCGGTTTTCAGCGGTTAGTGGTGCGGCGCCGAGCGGAGGATGGCGATCGCCGTCGATACCGAGATCGCGTTTGATGCGGCAGCCGGGTGGCGGGCGCGCCACGCCTGCCGGAAGCATAGCCAGGAGGCGACGGCCAACCAGCTGATCACTCCCAGCAGAATGAACGGACCGACGTGGGTTGTCGTGCCGTCGCGGATGGCGTCGCTGATCGCGAACGGCAGCGCCACCACGCCGAAGGCAAAGAGCACTGCGACCATGTACCCGATCAACATCGCCACGCCTATGACGAACCGCAGCATAGCCTGGGCTACGATCCGCGGCCGGGTGACCGCAAAGTAGACGCCATAAGCAACGGCGCCGACGGCGACAAACGGGAGGGCGATGATCCCGGTATAGATAATGGCGGTTACGATGGCACCGACCAGCGCCCAGCCGCCGGCAAACAGCATCACGACGGCGAGCGGGACCCAGTCGCCCTGGGCGGCGCGGATGCCGAAATAGACGCCGGCTGCGGTGTTGGCCATCTGCGAGCTGTCGAGGCCTTGATCGTGATGGTGGTGCATGAGGGTCTCCGTGGGGTTGGCGGCGAGTTCCAGGCTGCTACCGTGCCCTATATATCGGGTATGTTGCCCGATGTTTCAAGATCTCCGACGCAGGCGGCGCGAAAACTTGGCGCCGGCATGGGCATGGGCGCGACCACGGGGGTGTGTTAAAGCTCGCTGTCTTTCTTGGTATGCCGGGCGGGGGCTCCGCCTGGTAGAGGGCCGGGTTGCTGCTGCAGGCCCCTGTAGCAGCTGGGTTGGGACCACCTTCGCGCCCGGGGCCGGGCGCTTTCCCAAGACAGGAGTGCCGCAGTGGCTGATCAGCCGTTTCTCGCTTTGATTACACCGCTTGCCGAAGGCAGGCCGGCTCACCCGATTGCGCCCGGCGGCGAGCCGCCCGGCATTTGGGGGCCGACCGATCCGCGGCCGACGCCGCCGATTTACATTACCCTGCCGCCCGATTGCGTCGATCCAGGGGTGCCGTCGCACCCGATTTATCTCCCGATCTATCCGGCGCACCCGATCGTGATCCCGCCCGACGCCGTAGCACCGGGTGTGCCGACGCATCCGATTTACCTGCCGCCGGTAGTGTGGCCAGGGCCCGGGTACCCGGCACACCCGATCTATATCCCGCCCGGCTCGCTTGGGGGCGGAAAGCCGACGCACCCGATCGCGCTGCCGCCGCCTGAGGTCTGGCCGCCGCCGGGGGTGCCGGCGCACCCGATTGCGCCCGGCGGCGGGCCATCGCAAGGGCCCGGTTTCCCGACCCACCCGATTGTGATCCCGCCCGGCGAAGAGATCCCGCCACCGGGTAATGGCAACACGCCCACGCACCCGATCTATCTGCCGCCGGGTCAGCCGCCGACCGGGTCCAAGGCGCTGGTCTATGTGCACGTCGCCGGGCATGGCGGCGTCTGGTTCCTGATCGAGGACCCGAGCAGTGTCGTCGATCGGCCGCCGGGCGAGGCGGGGCCACGCAGAAGTCGATAACGTAACGCCAGACAACAAAAAACCGGCCCCGTGAGGGGCCGGTCCGGTTTCAGCGGTAGGGCTCTCTACCACCCGAGAGAGCGGGCGCGTTCACAGATCACGAGCCCGGCAAGCGTCAGTTCGCGTGAGCCATTGGTCCAGGGTGTGACCAGCTTTTTGCGTTCAAGCGCGACCCCTGCATTCCCGCCGCTGATACCGTCGCCCCGCTTGATGCGGAACAATGTGGTCAGCTGCGCCTCGGTGATACCGACGTCCAGGGCGGCGATAATATTTTTGATCTTGGCGAGGCCTTGATCGTGATGGTGGTGCATCAGATCCTCCGACGCAGGCGGCGCGAGAACTTGGCGTGGTCGACGCGGCTTCATCTTCTCAGCCTCCGATGCATTGGGCGTGGCAATTCGTGGCGCCGGAGCGCACGCACTGGTCACATGATTGCGTTGGCGGCTTGGCCGGCGGAGCCATCGACTGACGGATCTGGGCCGCATAGGCCACCGGATCGCGCATGCAAGCGTCATAGGTCCTCTGGCGCAGTAGGTTTTCCAAGGCATCGAGCGTATTCGACCATAGGAAGGCGGAAATAAACTGGCAGTATTCTGCGCCGGTTTGAGCCTGGGCGGTGCCGGCAATGGCGAGCAGGGCGGCGGCGGCGATCGTGGTCTTGAACATCGAAGATACTCCGGTTTCTGTGCCCTATATATCGGGCAGCCTGCCCGAACTTTCAAGGTCCACACACAAAAAACCCCTCCCGGTCGCATGGGGGGAATACGACCGGGAAGGGCTACACCAGCGAGGGAGAAGGAAACGAAGACCCCGGCTGGCGATCTCTTATGACAGTAGCCAGACGATGACGACGACGGCGCAGATCCCCACCGCGGTGGCCACGCCGGCGATCGGATTGCCGCTGCCTCTCACGGGCATGGGTGTCAGGCTCCGATACCGCTGTAGCTGTTCCAGCCGGCCTTGTAGTCGGGCTCATGGGTCCGCCGGTAATCCATCGGGTCGACGAGCTGCTTGGCGGCCTGGCAGCCCCTGGTGAAGTCGTCGAGGCTGGTCTGGCCGCCGGGCTGGCAGGCGCCGGCACGCTGTGCCGTCGAGCGCACGCTCAGCCAATAGGCCGCACCGCTATGCAGCGGGCCGTCGCCAAGGGTGCGCAGCCAAGTCTCTAGGCGGCCGCGATCGTCGAGCCCCGCGGTAAAGGCCGAAGAGACCGGTGCAGGTGTCATAGTGGGCTGGGTGCCGAAGGGCTGCGTCGGGGCGGCGGGTGCGGCGGCAAAGGGCTGGGTCGGTTGGCTCGGCTGGGCCGCGGCGTCGACTAGCTTCATGCAGTTGAGCATCGCATGCAGAGCGGGGTCCGTGCCGCTGAGCGAGCTCACCCAGGGCGGCTCGTTGCCGCTCGGGAACGAGACCTGTAATTGCTGGCCGGAACCGAGCGCGTCGAGAAAATCTCCGGCCACCGTCGAGGCGACACCGGCTTTTGATTTGAGCGGGAGCTCAAGACCGTCGCCGGTATCGACGGCGACGCCGGTCCAGCGGAAGCCGGGGGCGCCGTCGATCGAAAAGACCAGGTCGACCATCTGGCCGGCGGGGATCTTCCAGCCGGTCTTGAAGATGTGCATAAACGGGGTCGGGGCGGCCAATTGGTACTTGATCATAAAGCTGCGCTGTCCGCCAAAGAGCAGCATCGCACCGCACATCGGCCGGGTTTGCCCGGTCTGATCGGCGCCGACGCTGGTAAAGGTGCTCCACCCGCCATAGGTCCCGGTGACCTGGATATTGGGGGCGGCGGCTTTGGCCGAAGCCATGACAGCGAGCAGGGCGACGGCGGCGGTTAGGGTTTTGAACAT